AACAAGAGAGCTTAAGGCTCTTTTAATTGAATCCAAGTATCAACTCACAAAGTTGAACTTGGAAAACGCCAAGCTTGTTTATCAAAACAAGGCTTTGAATAGCGCCTCCTTGAATGAGCGACAAAAAACACAAATTGTCGAAGCTGTTCAATCTGCCAATTCTGTTGAAGAAGCGAGCATGATCTATGAAACAATTCAAAACGCAGTGGGGTCCGCGCCAGTACAGCGCACACGACCACAAACACTCCGTGAAGCGGTTCAGAGACCAGCCTCGATCTTACTCAGCTCCAAGAAAAACAACGAGGCAACTGAAGACCCAAGAATGGGTCGGATGCTGCGTTTAGCAGGTTTGAATAAATGACATTCAACATAACTATAGGAGGTTTATAATATGTCTATTGTACAGAAATTAACCGAAGGTATTGTCAATCGCGATCTCTCGACAGAGGGTGCGGCGCTTATCACCAAATGGGAAAGCACCGGACTTCTAGAAGGAATCGCCGATGATACCGCTCGGAATAGTATGGCACGTTTGCTTGAGAACCAAGCAAAAGAGCTATTACGTGAGTCTTCGTCCATGAGTGGCGGAGACGTTGAGGGCTTTGCAGCTGTTGCATTCCCCCTCGTTCGCCGTGTATTCGGCAATTTGATTGCTAACGATCTCGTTAGCGTTCAGCCGATGAGTTTGCCCTCGGGCCTCATCTTCTTCCTCGACTTCACTTTTGGTGGTGTCTATCAGGCTTCTGGTCAGAACACCGAGGCCCGACTCGGCTTCACCGTCGGTAAGTCAATCTACGGTGGCGACGTCGTAGGTGCCGAGATCACCGGTGGTGTGGATCTTGCTGGCCTTGCTGGTACAGATGCAGGCGGCCCTTACAACTTGCGTAATGGTTACGCTTCGCCTACAGGCAGTTTTGCTAGTTGGGGTAACGTTGTATTCTCCGGCACCCTCGGTGACGGCGGAAAATGGTCCGCACTCAAGGTAGAGTCCTCGCGGGATCAGACGATGCCGCAGGCCCAGGTTGATTCGATTCTACGTTTCGATCCAGATTTAGTTTCTGGATCCGTCTTCGTAATTGTCGAGAAGACCATCGCCGCGGCGGACCAGATGAATTGGCGTGACCTTTCGGCCATCGCTCTTACTGCGTCCAACACAGCAAACTTGATGCTAGTAAATCGCCTAACGGTGATGAGCCAGTCTTCCGATGGTACCGCAAAGTCCTCGATTTCGACTGGTGCTGGTGCGATCCACGGTGTTCTACTCGGCGCAACAGCTGCAGGAACCGCGGTCGCTCTAAGCCACAGTGTGGATACCTGCGGCGGAACCTTCCCGATGACGGACAACTTCCAGGCCGTGAACTCTGCGATTGGTGCTATTGAAGGCGCCTCACATTGGGCACTTGAAGGTAATGATCAGATCCCCGAGATCGACATCAAAGTCGATTCCGTGGCTGTCACCGCTGTCACCAAGAAGCTCAAGGCCAAATGGACCCCTGAGCTTGGTCAGGACCTCAACGCATACCACAACCTCGACGCCGAGGTTGAGTTGACCCAGATCCTTTCTGAGCAGATTGCTCTAGAGATCGATCGCGAGATCCTTGAGGACCTCGTCAAGGGCTCAACTGCTGGTACTCGTTACTGGTCCCGTCACCCGGGTCAGTTCCTCAACCGCGAGACAGGTGCAGTTTCCAGCGTAACGCAGGACTTCACCGGTAACGTGAGTGAGTGGTACGAGACCCTCGTTGAAACCATCAACGATGTCTCTGCACAGATCCACCGCAAGACACTCCGGGGGGCTGCAAACTTCTGCGTGATTTCACCAGAAGTTGCCAACCTCCTAGAGTTCACTGCTGGCTTCCGTGCTAATGTGACTGCAGATAGTGACCGCGGAGACGCGGGTGCTGTTAAGGTTGGTTCCCTTTCGAAGAAGTTCGACCTCATCGTCGATCCTTACTTCCCGCGTAACTTGATCCTAGTTGGTCGACGCGGTAGTAGCTTCCTAGAGAGTGGTTATGTATACGCACCTTATGTGCCGCTACAGACTACCCCCACAATCTTTGGTGTTGAAGACTTCGTGCCTCGCAAGGGCGTGATGACTCGATATGCCAAGCAGATGGTGCGTCCTGACATGTATGGTTTGGTGATCGTTCGCGGTCTCGAAGCCTAACATACTCGACGTTAGGTCAAAATAGTAAAAGCCCCGTCTCTTTTGAGGCGGGGCTTTCTATTTACTACTAGACAAACAGAGGACCCCTCATGGCCATACCAAAGCTTAATCCGGCTTCGACAACAAATACCAATGTTTTGCCGGCCACTGGTAGTACAGTAAATGTTGCCGCCACACTCCCTTTCGGGATATACTCGTCTGCGGCCTTTCTCTCTGGCGCAGCAGACCAAGTAGCATACACCTATAAGAAGCTCGGTGGAGACATATTAGATATAGAACTCACAGACGGGAATGTATACTCGGCATACGAAGAAGCAGTGCTGGAATATTCCTACATTGTTAATCTTCATCAAACAAAGAATTCTCTTTCCGACTTCCTCGGAGCCGCTACAGCATCCTTTGACCAAGACGGCCAGATTGAAGCCGGCCACACTCTGTCCGGCTCAGATATCGAACTAAAGTATCCTCGCTTTGATTATGGATACGTCCGAAGAATCGCTTCTGGCCTAGCAACCGAAACTGGCCTCGGAGGCACAACACCGATTTACTCTGGTTCTATCGACCGTATAACCAATAGACAAGACTATGACCTACAAACGATTTTATCAGCATCATCCCTAACGGACTCAACGGCCCTCTATTACAAGAGAATAAAAGACAAGAGAATCATTGTGCGCAAAGTATTCTTCAAGACTCCCAGAGCAATGTGGAGATTCTATGGTTATTATGGAGGATTCTCAGTTGTGGGAAACCTCAGAACATACGGACAGTACGCTGATGACTCCACTTTTGAGATTGTGCCCACGTGGCAGAACAAACTGCAGGCAATGGCCTATGAGGATGCTCTCTGGACTCGGATCTCTCACTATTCTTATGAGATTCAGGACAACAGACTAAGACTCTTCCCTCGGCCAGACAGTACAGGGCCCAAAAAGTTCTGGATTCAGTTCTCTATTGAGCGCGACTATGAGCCGTGGGAGGAAAACCCACGCGGCCGCACCGGAACAGAAGGCATCAACAACATGAACACGCTGCCGTTCCAGAATCTTCCATATAAAAGAATTAACTCAATTGGAAAGCAATGGATCCGACGGTTTGCGCTGGCGCTTACTAAAGAAATGCTCGGCCAAGTACGCGGCAAGTTTGCTGTGGTGCCAATTCCTGGCGAATCGGTCACTTTAAACCATGCAGAGTTGCTTGGTCAAGCAAAAGCAGAGCAAGACGGCCTCCGCGAAGAACTGAAGACAATTCTAGATGAGTTGACATACGATAAACTCGCAGCAGTCGACTCTACGTTGCAAGATGCAGCGAAGAAAGTGCTGGAAAATATCCCAGCTGGCATATACGTGGGCTAAGGAGTATAAATGTCGCGAAGCAAACGAACCCAAGCACAGATCCAGGACACAGAGGATCAGAAATACGATTATGTTGGTGATAAAGATGTTGCCGACAAGTTGCATGAGATTGAGCTTATGCCTTCGACCCTGGAAACAATCGACCGGGCGATGTTGGACTTCATCGATGAGGAATTAAACTTATCGGTGGGAACAAACGAAGGATTTAAGAAAGTTCCGGTCCTATGGGTCACAGCAGAGCGCGCCTACCAGCTTAAACAGAACAAAGACATCAGAGATTCAGAAGAAACACTGATTTTGCCTTTGATCACTATAAATCGATCTAATGTTACAAAAGACCCGACCTTCCGCGGCACTGTATATGCTAACTTGTATCCAAATCCAGATGCCCGAGGAGGCACCATTACGGTAGCGCGGACCATAAACCAGAAGAAGACAGCTGAGTTTCAAAATGCCCACTCTAAGCAAAAGAAGGGCCCCAACAAAAATGTCAGCAATAAAATGCTGAATACAAACAAGCGAAACATGTCAACCCAGCGCGTCGTCTATGAAACCATCACGATGCCCCTCCCGGTCTGGGTGAAGGTCGCTTATGCGATCACAGCGCGAACAGAATATCAGCAGCAGTTAAACGAATTGATAACTCCTTTCTTGACTGTCCCGGGGAACTCCAGAATGCCCAAACGGATCCAACAAAGCTAGTTTGGGAATGGAGCACCGGAACTATGAAACTACCATTAATATTGAAGTGTTGGGCTACCTAATGGGTGATGGTGACAATGACGAAAGACCCAAAATAGTGCGCCGTGAAAACGCTGTAGAATTTCGGTTTGGTCGCGAAAGAACAATACTTGGCGATATCCCTGATACCATTAAGGATGGATTTTACAGAGAATAGTACCATTGATAGTATTTAACACTATTTACTTTTGAACATTTTCAGTGCATAGGAGAACCTAACGAATGTCAGTTAAAAATTATAGATTTGTTTCCCCCGGGGTCTTTGTCAACGAGATTGACAACTCCCAGGTACCTGCATCTCCTGCAGGCATCGGCCCAGTAATCATCGGTAGAGCCGAAAAGGGGCCGGCCCTCCGACCGACCACAGTTAACTCTTTTGAAGAGTTTGTTAACGTCTTCGGCGCACCAGCTCCTGGTGGCTCCGGCGGCGATGTGTGGCGTGAAGGAAATGACACCTCAGCCACCACCTACGGCGCATATGCCGCCCAGGCCTATCTCCGAAACAGCTCT